GGCTGTGAGCCCCGGGCCGGTTGAGAAACCACGAGTGCCGAGTGAGGCCGGTGTGCGTAATCTTCCGAGCGAGAGACCTGTTCATTGCAACAGTTGCCCTAAAGAGCAGGCGGTGATATCTCAATACTTGGACGGCAAGGAAGAGCAGTTGAAGAAATTAGGCTACGAGGCTGAAAAGTATGCGTGGCCTGAGATGAGCGCAAAAACGGAGGAAATCTCCTGTGTGAAGCATCTGGAAATGTTCGCAAAGCGAGTACACATGATTGAGGTTCAACCCACCGCAAGTGAGCGGAGTAGGGTGGTTAACTTAGTGTTGCTAGCGATGGAGCATAATAGGTACTCACCAGAGGTCGGGTATCGGAGTGCCGAAAATCTCGTGCGGATCGTGGATTCGAGCCTAGTGAAGGACTCGAAGAGTCCCGGTCACCCTTATCAAGGTGACGGGATGCCGCTTAATCAAGATGTGATTAAGAAGTTCACGAAGCAGGGGTTGGCGGAGATCATTGAACGCGAGTGGGACGAGGAGTTCCATTTGAAAGTATTCATGAAGGCCGAACCGAATAAAATAAAAAAGATTGAGAACGGAATGGCGCGCATTGTAGTAGGCATGCCTCTTCACAAGATGGTGAAAAATCAAGCTGTCTTCGAGTCGTTTCGCGGCGCGATGACCGAGAATTGGATGAAGTCTCCGGTGAAATATTGCTTTTCGCCTCTCGTCCCTGGACACATTCGGCATATTGCCGCGTGTTTTAAAGGGCGTAAGGTGTATTCGAGCGATAAATCGAACTGGGATTTCAATATGTTCGAATATGTGTTTGACATCGTCGGGAAGATCATCAAGGAATTGGCGGTCCAATCCAGCGATATGTCGGATGCGGAGTTCGCACAGTATCTCGCCGATGTTGACAGTTGTGTCAATGAGGTGAAGGAGAGTGCAAAGTACCGTTGCACAAACGGGAAAGTGTACCAAAGTGAGTATCATGGGATCCAGAAGAGCGGATGGTTGTTGACGATTGACGTCAATTCCATCGCGCAGATTGTGGTGGATTTCCTGATCAAGGTCCGAATGGATCTCACGGATGTAGAAATACTGAAAGAGATCATCATCGCAGGTGGCGATGATATCATGCAGACCTTCCCGAAAGGGTTTAATACGGCGGAATACCTGCGCGTGGCGCAGACACTCGGCTTTCAGCTCTCGGAGTTTGAGGTCAAGGATTCTTTCGATGGTGTTGAATTTTTCAGCACCAGATTTCATCTTAAAGATGGCCTCTGGACATATCTGCCCGAGCGATTCACGAAGCACGTGATGAAACTGCGGGTGGTGAAACTGGAGGACTTGGCGGGAGCAATTTCCAGCCATATGATGAATTTTGCGTGGGACAACCCCAAATTCGAGTTTTTTGACCGAATGTTCCGCGATCTTCGAAAGGATCATCCAGAACACTTCCCATTGTGTCACCTGAAGACGCGGTCGCAGTACCGGTATAAGGTGTTGGGTTGTGAGATGGAGGACTGGTAGCCACATTCGCTCGTCTTGAGGAGACGTTAAACCCTCATGTTGCATGTTATTTATGTTTATTGTTAGTATCTGTATAGCAGAGAGGTTGGTGGTGGCGTAAAATGAATGGATTTCCTGAGTGGAATTATCCTTTTGTTGACAACTATACTGGCCCGTATTGGTCAGATGGTAAGTTTCAAAAATCGGTCTCGAATGGTAAAAGTCAACCTAAGAGCCAAGTTGATGTGTTATCCAAAAAGCACGATGCAGAATACGATCTGTGTCGTGATGATGGTTGCCTTGATTTGGCAGATATGGACTATTATCAAGCGACTCGTACTATGTCGATTGTGCCTAGGATAATAGGAGATGCAGTTCTCTATTGGAATAGGTTCGAACGTGGTAAACGATTACGCCAAGAAGGTGGAAGTAAAAGTATGGAATCTAGCTTACCGACCATGATGGCCGGAGGAACGAGTAAAAAT